GAAGCCATCAAAAGCCTGCTCATAAGTTGTATCAATCAGCGCCAAATTCGTGTATTCCTCTGCCTGTTGCCGGGCAGCGGTAATCAGCGCTGTGATATAATCGTCATCAGCGCTGTAGTCTACTTTGAGGTGCGCCTTTGCTTCCGCTAGGCTGACAGGCTCTTCAGCAGGTGCTGACGTAACTTTGAGCATTTACTTTCGTGGTTTGCGCCCGCGCTTCTTACGCTCAGGCTTCGGTTGTTCAGGCTTCGGTTCTGACTTTTGAGGCTCTGCTTTCTGCTCGGTATCTGCTGCCTTTGGTGCTTCAGGCTTAGGCGCTGCAATTGTTGCTGTCCTGCGCTCTGCTGCCTTCCGGCTAACAGTAGTTTTCGCAGTACTGACAATCTCAGCAAGCCCTTTGCGCTGTAGCTCAGCAGCTTTCTCGTCTGTTACGGTTTGAAGGGAACCCGCAGGGAAGGTATAATCCCTCCCTGCAAGGCCCTGAAATATTCTCACTTCCTTCATTAGGTTGCAGCATTTTGCAGCACCTTAATGGCGTTGGCTTGGATCAGCTCGCCGTCCATGCGGCGGTAAGAGATGAAGCCAACCTTCAACTCGTCCATGTAGCGCTCCTGCATACGGACAAAAACCGGATCTCCTGCCAATCGGATGACATACTTCGAGAAGTCACCGAAGGCGACAGGCTTGTTCGCTGCTCCGAGGTCTGCCATGTCGTTGTTCACGCTGTAAGCGTAGCCCTCAAGAGTGTCAGGCTCGCCATCGCGCATCGAAGGCACCCACAACGGGCGGTCGTCAGCAGAACCGAAGCTCAGCTTCTTGATGGCCGCAAGGGTGGTGTCGTTAAACATCCAAATGCCGTTCGGGCGGTATGCGCGGTCTACGCTGTGCAACAGGTCGACAAGCTCAGCGCGGGTGATTGCATCAACAGCAGTAGCAGTTTTGCCGACAGTAGCAGCAGTCACGAAGCCGTTAGGCTGTGCAGTGCCGGTGCCGGTAGTGGCGTGCTGATTGATGATTCGCCCCAAGCGCTCAGCGAAGCTGTCGATGATGAAGTTCTCCAGGTCGAATGCTGTGTCCTGCGCAAGCTGCACAGATACCTTCACAATACCGGAGGTGTAGGTGTAAGCGTCGAGCACCTTGTTTGCAAAGGTCATATCCTGAACAGTTGCAGCACCTGCGGTTTCTGTAAGGATAGAGCCGATTGCAGAGGTGTCGTCAACCGTGGGCCAGTCCACCTGATTACCTGTAGCGGTATTGAACAGGCGGGCGACATTCAGCATTTCACCAAAATACTTCATGCGGATTTCCAGCTCATCGCTGAAGCCCTGCGGGATGGTATAACCACCCTGTGCGTCGGCAGTGGTCTGCGGGTCAGTGCCTCGCTTTTCCATCAGGATTTGCTGCTCGCTTGCATTCAGGGAAGTAGCGCCCCACCGGAGGTACTTGCTGAAGATGCTGCGGTATTGCTTATCCTTGTCTTCAGGGCTAAGCTGCTTGGTAGCCTGTTCTGCTTCACCACGCTGTGCGCGCTGCTCGATCTGCTCTTTTTGCAGTTCTTCGACGCGCTGCTGGCGGTCAAGCTTCCGGGTAAGCGCCTGATAGTCCTCATCGAACTTCATGAAGCGGGCGTCCTCTTCTTTGTTGAGGTCCCGGCTCTGCTTCTCTGCGCTGTTGACAATATCGCGCATCTGTTCCTTGATCCATGCACGGCCCTCGCGCAGTTCCTGTGCGCTCGCCTGGCCATTGAGCAATTGCTCGGTACTTTTCATAGCTTTGATTTTTGCTATTCAAAAAATAGGGTTATTCGTCACCTTCCGGCAACTCTATGATACGCAGCTTCCGCCCTGCCAGGCTGGCCCGCGTTTTTTCTTTCTGTTCTTCTGTTTGCGCTGTGCGCTTTTCGATGCTCCGAGCACTCGCCTCCGTCTGCGTGTAAGCAGGGAAGGTGACAGGCGAAATGTCAAACACTTCACCAATGCGCTTCAGTGTGCGCACCGGGTAGTCTCCTGATTCATCCCATTCGTCTTCCATCAAGGTGAAGCCGAACGAACTTTGCGTTACATCGCCCCTCTTCATCGGCTCGATTACCAAGTCCCGGACAAGCTGTGTGTCAGGCGGTGTGATAGTGTAGCGAAGCCCACGCTCGTCAATTTCAAGCTGTAGGGTGTTGTTCGTAGTCCTGCCAAGCACAAAGTTAGGGTCATGATTGAACAGCGCCCGGACATCAGAAATGTCAGCATCAGAGAATGCCTGCCTGTCAATGCGCTCGACAAAGCTGCCCATCAGGAGTTCTGAGTCAGAATCGAAAACAGCAGCATAGCCCCTGATCTGAGGCTTCCCGGTTTTCATATCCATGCGCAGTTCTGCGTTGTATGTCCGGCGTTCGGTGCCGGTAGTCTGCTGCACCTTATCGGCCGGCTTAAATCGGTATTCCACTTCAATAGTTTTTGTGCTGCGGAAGTCGCTTGCCATCTCTTTTGTAAGAGTAGTGAAGCGGTGTGCAACGATTAGTACAGGGTCGCGCTCTACGAATAGCCCGCTTTCTTCGTCAAGTTCATAGACGCTGATTAAGGCAGCAGGGTCATCAGGCGTGCCGGTAACTTCAAATCCGCTATCAGCGACAACAGTGCCATCAGGTTCAATCTGTGTGACCTGCCCGTAAGCACGCCCGCCGGAGTTGTTCCAACTGACGTAGTCACCTACAGATAGCTCGTCAGGTTCTGCACGCTTTTTCTTTTTCTTGCCCTTGTAGGCGTTCATCTCCATATCGTCCATATCACCTTCTGAGCCCTCCATGTCAGGCTTTGCAAAGGTGATAATGATGTTATCGTCATCCTCTTGTATGTTGACGATGTGCCTTGTTATCTTTAGATTATCCATAGCCCTTTCAGATTCAGGGAGGTTGTCAATTATTGTTTCTGTCCATCGCAGCATCGGGTCGCCGCCCCATGCGGCATACATTACCGAACCACAAATTTCATTACCATCAGCGTCCGTAAACCTGCCTTGGTCGTACACTTTGGAGCGGGATAAAAAGCTATAGGTCCGCTTTACGGTTTCAACGCTAATCACTTCCCTATTCGCTAGTTGGTTCGCCCGCATCCAGCCTACTGCCGTGCCGCAATCACTGCCGTTTTCGTCACGGTGCCGCAATGCCCGCCGTGCCTGTTCGCTTGCCGCCTTAGGGTAGTCATCATACGGCATCTTCACTGCTATTTTGTGCCGGTTGCTGCGGCTGGTCAATCGTTGTCATATTGAGCTGGATGAAGTGCTTATCGCCGCCCTCTACCGGGTTAAGCTTCTCTGTTTTGCGCACTTCGTTGATGCTCATCCATCCGTTCTGGATTGCTTTGTTGTAGTATTCAGCCCGTGCCTCTGTATCTGCCCGCATGAAAGCGTCCATATTCAGGCGCACCTTAAAACGCCCGCGCTCATACTGGCTGAACACCTTGCGGTTATACTCCTGCTCCCACCGCTTTACCCACGGGCGGATAGTGTACTTTGCAAATTCAAGGCTCAACTGCTCGATGTTGTTGAATGTTGCCCGGTCGAGTGCTTGCAGCATGTGCATAGGCACGCCGGTGATGCGCGCAATGTCCTCTACGTTGAACTTCTGAGTAGGGATAAGCCCGGCATCTTGAGGGCCCATGTTGAGTGGCACAAATTCGCTGCCCTGGTCGAGTATTGCTGTTTTGCCGCTGTTCTCTGCGCCTCCGTAGTTGGCATTCCAGCCCCGTTTTACCCGGTCAAAGCCCTCTTCATTTAGTTTTGTGGGGTATTTAATATAGCCGTTCAGGTGTGCGCCGTTCTTGAAGAAGTTAGCGCCGAAATCACGCGCTGCAAGCCCTGTGCCTAGATTGTCCTTGTGTACGTCAATTGTATTTAGCCCTGCAATGCCATTCATGCTGAAACCGGGAATATGAATAATCTCCTCAGCCTTGAATGTTTGAACTTTGTTTTTGTACCTGAAAGTGTAGTACATCAATCCCTCATCGCTTACAAAAATATCAATGTGCCGGGCATCAAGGATAGTGAACTTGCGGGGCCTGCCGTCATCGTCCCGGTGAATGCGTGCATAGGCGTTGCCGAACATACAGGCATGTACCATCATGGTATGCCGAAAGGTGAAGGAGGTGTATAGCTGGCTTGGCTCTGCATCAATCAGGTAGGCGATAGGGTGCTGCCGGTTGATGTTGATATTGCCCTCATCGTCAATCTCAAGGACTTCAAAGGGAAGCCCTGCGATAGACTCAGCAAGAATGGACACGGCACGCCAAAAGGCGGTGACTGTGATGGCGCTCTCCGGTGATACGTCAACCCCTGCTTTGCTCGCTTTGCCGAAAATCGCTGTTAGCCAGCTTGCAGGGTTCGACAGGCTAGTGCCCGGCCGTTCGGGGCTACTCCTGAAAATTCGAGGGATAGATATGCCTAATACTTTCGCCATACGTGCGAAAATTGCATGTTTTTAGGCGTACTGCCCTGAACTTTTGGTGTATATTTTGTATTTTGGTGCGGTGAAAGCCTTGCGCGGTAGTTCAATTGGCAGAACACGAGACTAACGGTTCTTGACGTGCAGGTTCGAATCCTGTCTGCGTAGGCTTTTCACTAAACAACAAATCAATGAGAGAACAAGAAACAAAAACACTGCTAAAGTTGAACGAGCTTAGAAAAGAAGCTTTTGCAAAAGCTCAGAACCCGCCTGAAGGCAGCATCAACGGCTCTGAATACTACTACGGTGTTTGTCAAGGGTATGATGATGCGATAGCGATGCTGCTCGGTAAACCTTCATTTACAGAACGTGAAAAACAAAAGGTATGAGGTTTTCAAAAGGGCTTTATCCGCATTTGACAAAAGAAAGGTGGGGACAGATTAGGTTTGATTCAGGAATAGCAGATGATATCCGTCAATCTACTATATCTGCTTTCCATGAAATTCACAGCCTTACTGGTATTGATTATGTATCTAAGGTATTTAAAAAAGAAGCATGGAGTAATTTTGATAGATTGTTAGAGCATTCAAATGTTGTTTACGGTGAACCTTACAGCGTAACAGATAATTCAAGGTTCCATATTTTTGGTTATACTGGAGTTCAATGTTACATCTTAGTTGGAGGGTTGTTCTGCACTACTATATGGACAGATGATAATGTTAATTATAACCCTAAAAAAGGTTTTTACACTAGAGCTTATTCATCAAAAAGATACCACGATAGTCTAACTAAAAACCTAGGCGATACTATAAAAATAAATGAATATCTTTCACAAGAATTCATGAAATCATTTGTCTATTATTCTTTTGCAAAAATCGCAGAACTCAAAGCCAAACAACTCCCGCCAAAGGGTAAACTCAAAGACTTTCATTGCCGTTATAAGTCTGATTTGAATATACCAATCAACCTGCTAACCGAAAATTGGTACACCGAATCCTGTCAAAACCACCCGTTTGTAGTTAGAGGCCATTGGAGGATGCAGGCTTGCGGTGAAGGTTTATCAGAAAGGAAACTTATTTACGTCAATCCCTTTATGAAGAAAGGGTACACTAAAGGCACCTACAAAGATAATTAACGCCCTTTTTGAGATGCACGGCGATATAGAAAGCAAAGCAGGCAATTAGCGTTGACATGAACCAACCGGATAAGCATTGCCTGCCCTGCTTGAAGAGGGGAGTTAAGTATACTGCTGTTTAGTTAAAACCTAATATTCCCATTATCACCGCGCTTACGGTAATTGTAAACCTTCTCTAATATCTGCTTATAGTGTGACTGATCTGCTTGAGCCCTAAACACATAAGGATATTTCTTAATCTGCTGAATCAGCCTGTTGGGCTTAAATTCTGGATTCAGTGAAAGGGAGCCTAATGCGGAAGCTAAAGAGTATTTGTTTTTAACTTCCTCTCTAGGCACGTTGTTTTCGATAGCAGTTAACATCTGAGAAACCAATGCCGCTTTTTTTCTCGCTTCTTCTGGAAACGGGTACAGTCCTTGCTTAAATATTTCTGAGCCAGTTGAACTTCTATCTTTGCCTCCTTGCCACAGAGTAAGTAAGTACTGAATCCTCATGTTTGTAAAATCAGACAAAAACTTTTTAACTCTAATATAGTCAGGCTTTCCTTGAGTAGCATAGAAATTCAAGTAATCTAAAGGCTTCCAATTCTCCTGCCCAGTATTAAACGTTGCAATGTCTTCAATACCTACAGATTCCGAAATGATATAGTAAATCGGCAACCCTAATTCCATACAGGCGAAGTACCTGCCCTGCCCGTCAATGATAATGTAACCGTTATCTGCAACGATTACAATAATCGGTACGTAGCGGCTCATATCCTTCTTTTTCAGGCTTTTAGCTATTTTTGGCCAGTGATTAGGAGGTCTGTTAGAGTTGTGTAACTTAAATAAATTGTAATCAAAAGTTACATGTACGCGTGGAGCTTCGTAGATTTGACTTGACATAGTAATGATTTTGGATTATTAATTAAGGGGCAGCCGTGCAGGGCTTGCCCCTTTGTTCGTTACAAACATAAGCATAAAACCGCAAAAATCGGTATATTGCGACTAACTAATATTGCGCGGTAGTGTAGCTGGCAACACGCAGGACTCATGATCCTGAGCCGGAGGTTCAAATCCTCCCTGCGCAACTAAACACAACGAATGCAATTAATCACCTGCCGGTACACCCTCAGCGTCA